AATACCTTGGACACCAGAGGAGAACTAGATGCAATGTTATGTATGCACGACTGAATTAATTTGGGGTGGAGACCACAGCGGAGATGAGCTAGGTCACGATGATGAGAACGTCATAGTCACTAACCTATCTTGTCCTAACTGTGGAGCTTTCCACGAAGTACATTGGAATCATGGGGAACAATATGAACTCAACAGTTAATGATGAAGAAGTCTTGAAGAAAGTTTATGCAAGACAGAAAGCAATAGAAGATGGTAAGACTAGATTGGCTGAGCTTGAAAGTTTAGAGAAGCTTATTGCACTAGAGTCACAGGTGGGTGGTAATCATTATTCATCTATGAAAATTCAACCCATTGAATACACAATGGCTAATGAAATGAATCCATTGCAGCACACGGTAATCAAGTACGTCTCTCGTTATAAAAAGAAGAATGGTATTGAAGATTTAAAGAAAGCTATCCATTCCTTAGAGCTGCTAATCCAATTTGAGGAGGGGAAGAAATGAAGAAATCAACTAAACATTTATTTTCAACACTACTGTACTTCTTAGGTATAGCTTTAGTGTTAATACTTTTAGTGTTCACACTTACATTACCTCATGCTGCACCCAAGGGTGAGTTTATTTTATGGGTCACTATGCAGAACGGTCCAGTAAAAGAGACTCTCTTTGGTGGTTCCTTTTCTGATAACCAGTCATGCATTGAGTATGCCAAGAAAGAATACCCAATAGATAACAGACGTTGGATTGAGTACACGTGTATTCATGAAGACGTACATGAGTACCTAGAAAAAATGAAAAGGAAAGAGGTGCTGCTATGAGTGATGGAGGAAAGGGAAGTAAACGCCGACCAAGCATGGTCACTGACAAACGACTCCTAGATAACTGGGACAGAATATTTAATAAGGATAAAGATGACACACCAACCAAGCCTAAGAGCACAGCTAGTAACAAGAAGAACTTACAACAGACCCAAAAGCGAAGACGAATCATCTCACGAGTCGTGGGAAGAAACAGTAGATAGAGTCATACAACATCAACGTTGGTTATGGAATAGAGAAGCTGAGCTTACAGTAGACAATGAACTAGAACTTGAAGAGTTAAGAGAGTTAATGCTTGACCGTAAGATGTCAGTGTCAGGTAGAACTCTATGGCTAGGTGGTACTAACGTAGCTAAGAAGAGAGAAGCTAGTCAATTCAACTGTAGCTTTACTCATGTTGAATCAGTCTACGATGTAGTAGATATCTTATGGCTATTGCTACAAGGTTGTGGTGTAGGCTTCCGTCCTATCGTAGGAAACCTTAATGGCTTTGTTAAACCTATTAAAGATATAGAAGTAATTAGAAGTAAGCGTACTGAGAAAGGTGGTAAAGAATCTAACACTGAATCATGGAACAAACAAACTAAAGTATGGAAGATACAGATAGGTGATAGTGCTGAGTCATGGGCTAAGTCTATAGGTAAATTACTAGCAGGTAAGTATCCAGCTGAGAAACTAGTATTAGACTTCTCACAGATAAGACCAGCAGGTGAAAGACTTAAAGGCTATGGTTGGATAAGCTCAGGTGATGAAGCTATTGCTAAAGCTTACCAAGCTATATGTCAGATTATGAGTAGAAGAGCAGGCTCTCTCCTATCTCGTATGGATATATTAGATATAGTTAACTGGCTAGGTACAGTCTTATCATCAAGACGTTCAGCTGAGATAGCTTTGTTCTCCTATGATGAACCAGAGTGGGAAGAGTTTGCAGTAGCCAAAAGAAATTTCTGGGAAAAAAATATTCAGAGAGCACAGTCTAACAATTCTCTATTGTTCAAAGCTAAGCCAAGTAAGTCTGAGCTAGAACATATCTTTAAACTCATGGTGGACTCAGGTGGTAGTGAACCTGGCTTCATTAATCAAGCAGCAGCAACAGCCAGAGCCCCTTGGTTCAAAGGCTGCAACCCTTGTGCTGAGATACTCTTAGGCAATAAGTCGTTCTGTAATTTGGTGGAGATTGATATTGGAAAATTTAAAGGTAATGATACAGGACTTGAACGAGCTGCTTACATTTCAGCCAGGGCAAACTACAGACAAACATGCGTTAACCTTAATGACGGGGTACTCCAAGAAGCATGGGACCAGAGTAATCGTTTCCTTAGGTTGTGTGGCGTGGGTATCACTGGCATCGCAAAGCGAGGGGACATGGGAGCATATGAGTTTGCCTCCCTCCAACGAGCAGCAACAGCTGGAGCTTATTCAATGGCTGATGAACTGGGGCTTCCACGACCTAAGAATACAACGACTGTAAAGCCCTCAGGTACTTTATCTAAGATAATGGATACTACAGAGGGAGTGCACAAACCATTAGGTAAATACATATTCAATAACATTAACTTCAGTAAGCATGACCCACTGTTAGATAAATGTAGAGCAGCTGGCTATGATGTCTATGATAACCCTAATGACCCTGATGGCACTCTAGTTAAATTCCCAGTGTCTTGGGATGATGTTGAGTTTGATACTGTTGATGGTAAGGAAGTAAACCTTGAGTCAGCTCTAGCTCAACTAGAGAGATACAAGATGATACAGACTAACTACTGTCAGCAGAATGTATCTTGTACTGTAAGTTATTCAGTTGAAGAAGTGCCTACTATTATTGACTGGTTATTAGATAACTGGGATATCTATGTTGGTGTTTCATTCCTATTTAGAGCTGACCCTACTAAGACTGCAGAGGACTTAGGTTACTTGTACTTACCTCAAGAGGTAGTAAGCAAGGAAGTATGGGAAGAATACTCTAACAAACTACAAGAAATCATACTCGATGAAGAAGATTCTAAGGGAGATATAGAGTCTCAAGAGTGTGAAGGTGGTGCATGCCCTGTTAAATAAGGGTAGACCCACCTTACTAGGAGATATACAACATGAAGATACCAACGTATGCTATTGATTTAATTGAAGAACTTAATAAATCTTACCCTAATAAACATCCAAACCTCTCTGATACAGAACGAGAGGTATGGTTTAAAGCAGGGCAAAGGTCTGTTGTAGATGCTTTACTCTCAATAGCTCAAGACCAACAGGAAGAAGGAGAACTTCCACAACTATTAAACAAGGATAAATAATTATGTGCGGTTCACTATTAGCACCTAAAGCACCAGCTATGCCAGCAGCACCTGCACCTGTAGCTGTTGAAGAGAATCCAGAACCACAATTTCAAGCAGGCTCAGAGGTTGATGAACTAGATTCAATGGACGTAACACAAGGTACAAAGAAATTACAAACACATTCTAAAACTGATACAGGATTAGCAATACCATTATAAGGAATTAAATCATGGAAGAAGAAGGAAAATATAAAGGTTCTACCTGCTCAGGTTTATATGGTAAGTTAGAAACACAACGTTCTGCTTTCTTACAGAGAGCAAGAGAATGTTCTGAATACACTATACCTACCCTAATACCACCTAATGTAGAAGGCGGAGCTCATAAGTTTCCTACTCCATATCAAGGTGTTGGAGCTAGAGGTGTTAACAATATAGCAAGTAAATTGTTATTAGCCTTACTACCAGCTAACCAATCATTCTTTAGATTATCAGTAGATAACAAAGTATTAGATGAACTTGGAGCAGCTCGTGGTGATGCTGAGAAAGCTCTAGTAGAAATAGAATCAAGAGTATTAAAAGAAGTTAATGCATCACAAGTAAGAGTTAAAGTATTTGAAGCATTGAAGCATCTAATTGTAGGTGGTAATACACTATTGTATCTACCTCCAAATGAGAATACTTTAAAGGTATATCCTTTAAGTAGGTATGTAGTAGATAGAGATGCAACAGGTAATATCTTGCATATCATCACTAAAGAAGATGTCAGTGTAGATACATTATCTAAAAGTATAGTAGATGAAATAGAACTACCTGAAGATTTAGATTCAGATGTTTCTATATTCACACATGTTAAATGGACAGGTAAGAACTGGACTGTTGAACAAGAGATTGAAGGTCAAATACTAGAGTCAACTAAGACTTCCTATCCTAAAGATAAGTGTCCATTCATGGCACTACGTCTTATTGTAGTTGATGGTGAAGCCTATGGTCGTTCATACGTTGAAGAATACCTTGGAGATATTAAGTCATTAGAAGGATTAACTAAAGCTATTGTGGAAGGTTCCGCAGCTATGGCTAAGCTTCTAATATTTGTTTCACCTAATGGAACTACTCGTAAGCGTACAGTTGCAGAAGCAGCTAACCTAGCAGTAGTCGAAGGAAATGCACAAGATGTCACAGCTTTTAGATTGGATAAAGGGGGCGACTTTGGAGTTGCACTTCAAACTGCAAACACTATTACAGAACGTTTATCGTTTGCTTTCATGCTTAACTCAGCAGTTCAAAGACAAGCTGAAAGGGTTACGGCAGAAGAAATAAGATACATAGCTAATGAATTAGAAGATACCTTAGGTGGTGTCTACTCTGTTCTAGGTGCTGAGTTTCAGTTACCTTTTGCTAAATTGATTATGGCTCGTATGACAAAGGCAGGAAAGATTCCAGCACTACCGAAAGACATGGTAGACCCAGTGATTATTACTGGTATGGAAGCTTTAGGTCGTCAAGCAGACATGATGAAACTAGATATGTTTACTCAATCTCTATCAGTATTGGGACCAGAAGCATTAACTAAACATATTAATATAGGTGAGTACATAGCAAGAAGAGCAGCAGCTTTAAGTATTGATGCTACTGACCTTGTTAAGACTGAAGAAGAGTTACAACAAGAAATGCAACAACAGCAGCAACAAATGCAACA